TTTGCTTTAGAGATGTTAAGAGTAGGTGTAGGTGATCCAAGCTATCAAATTAAGACAGGACAATCAGGTATAGAGTGGTTAAGAATACCAAACTATCCAACAGTAAATACAGATGCTAACGCACGGGTATGGATGACTTCCAATATAGATTTCTACCGTCAAAGTGCAAAAGAGTATTTAGAAAATCCTATAACAGGAGCAAGTTTTGTTATATTTGGAGTTACAGCAGAAGGAGTTGTAAATCCAGTTCCTACAACAAAGGGTATGATGTACCCACATGAGATACAAGCTAATGTTTTACATCACCTTATATTAGGAACAAGTCCAACAGAACCAATTTGGACTCAAACAGCGGAGCTAGGTGCAGCTTTAGGTTTAGTTTTATTACTATTACTTACAGCATCTAATGTATTTTTATCATTACCTGTACTTATAGCTTCATTTGTGGGACTTTACTACGGGGCTTTATATTATTTTGTACAGGGATACCTTGTAGATATATCAGGTGTACTAATTATTGGTTTCTTATACTGGACAGTACTCACCTTTAGATCATTTATAGAACAATTCTTCCTTAGACGACAGGTTAAGAAGCAGTTTGGCACTTATTTATCACCAGACATGGTAAAAATGTTACAAAAAGATCCTTCTTTACTTAAACTAGGTGGTGAAAGGAAAGAAATGACCTTCTTATTTACTGATATTATGGGATTTACACCAGTTTCAGAGGCATTTAAGAAAAATGATGATCCAGAAGGACTCGTAGAACTAATAAATACATATCTCGATAGTATGACTAAGATAATTTTAGCTAATGGTGGAACAATAGATAAGTATATGGGTGATTGTATTATGGCGTTTTGGAATGCACCATTAGATGAACCCGCTCATGCAGATAGAGCAGTTAAAAGTGCTATAGAGATAAGAAAAAAGACAATAGAATTAAATAAAGAATTTAAAGATTTAGATTTACCTCCTATAAATGTTGGAACAGGCGTTAATTCAGGTACTTGTATTGTAGGCAATATGGGTTCTGAGACACGATTTGACTACTCAGTTATAGGAGATGCAGTAAATCTCGCCGCTAGGCTAGAAGCTACAGCAGGCAGAAACGATTACAAGGAATGGCCTATTATAGTATCGCATGATACAATGGAGTTATGTAGATTTCCTTATAATTTTAGGAATATAGGTAGTATATTAGTAAAAGGTAAAACAGAACCTATTACTATTTATGGTGTCTAGTTATAGAGGTCGTCTCTTGCCCTTTCGGAGACAAAGAAGACCGTTACAAACAAAGGGAAAGCAATTTAGGAGATAAATATGAAAAATTTATTACTATCATTCTTTTTAGTTTCAGTACTAACAGGTTGTGGCACCGTTGCTCAAGTTTGGGAAACTGGAACAGAAGTAGTTTCAAATACAGTTGATACTGTAGTTACTGGAGCTTCTGATCTTGTTACGGCTGTAGGCACTGATATTGTTGAAACGGGAGCGTTTGTAGTTGATACAGGTGCTGGCGTTGTTGAAGGCGTTTCAGAAAGGATTGACGAAGAAACAGATAAACTTGACGGCGAAGAGGGAAACTAAGACGCCCCTTTTGGAAGAGACCAGAGCAACAAAAGGCGGCTTCCTCAAGCTCCAACAATAGTGCTAAGATTACTGTCACAATGGAACGCGAAGAAATAGACGTTTTATTTGATAGAATTAAAGCACATTGTAAAGAGCAGCCCATGGACTGTGATATATTAGATATATTCTATTCTGATATAGATTAAAATTTTATTTCGGGAGTATAGATATACTTGATCAAAAATTTTTTAATAAAAAGATCATTATATCCTTAAAGGGATTAGGTTATAAAAATGACCAAATTTCTTTTCCTCCCGAAATATTTTAGACATGAAATAATTACCAAAAATAAACTCATAGAACTAAGTATTTTTAAGACCTTAGGAAAATAGTTCTTGACTTTAGTTTTTATTTTTGGTATACTAAATAAATATGAATTTTGAATTCAAAGTGGAAAGAGCAAAACAATGGCGGAAGTTACGATAAAAGACCTCGAAAGAGCGTTAGCTGTTCATGAACGTGAGTGTGAAGAAAGATGGAAAACCATTTTTCGTAGATTAGAGCGCCAAGAAAAACAAATAGACCGCGTAGAAAATATACTTATTGCAGCCTGTGGAGCTATCATACTTGGCGGCGGCTCTGTAATAGTTACAATATTATTTATGCATAATTAGGAGATCATAATGGTACTAACAAAGTACGAAAAGAAAGATATTAGAAAGAGCCCTAAAACTAAATCTATTGGAGAGGTTTATAAGGAAGGGAACTTATGGAAGTTTATGTGGACAAAAGGCAAAATTCGTAGTTATAAAACTAAGGAAGACGCTGAAATCAGCTTGGAAAAGTTAAGTGGGCAAGCTAAAAATATATCTTAAAAAGTTCTGGCTCTGGCTAGTAGCTTGGTTTTCACCTAGATGGAATCTATGTGTAAGCTACAACAAAGAATGGGGGGATTCAGACGATAGAAGTTATATTGTCAAGAAATTTCTTATTAAAAAGGAAAATCACTTAAAATTTATAACCCACGATAAAGATGTTGTGGAAATTAGCAGTCCTTCAGGACTAAATTACAGGATTACAAGTATATGAATCAATTACTTATAGGAGTTATACTAGTTATGGGCTTTTTAGGCTATGGCTTGTATGTAGAAAATCAAAATCTGCAAGCAGAAAACTCTGCGTATGAACTAAGAGATGCAGAACAAGATGCAGCAATAGAACAACTCCAAGGATATCTAGAACTACAAGGTAATAGTTTAAGAGAGATGCAATCTAAGAACGCAGAGATAGAAGGCGAAATGAATAGATATCTTAATATATTTAAAAGACACAACTTAACAAAGCTAGCTTATGCAAAACCTGGTTTAATTGAACCAAAAGCAAATAAAGCTACAAAGGAGGTATTCGATGGAATCGAAGAAGATAGTCGCAACATTGACGATCTTGATGATGGTATCCAGCTGCAGTCTGGTACCAAGTAAAAAAGAAGTCAGCATAACAACTAAAGCTATCGAAAGAACGATAATTCAGCCCGTTATGCCTCGGGAAATTGATCTAAAAGAACCCTACTGGTATGTGGTTTCTGATAAAAATATTGACGAATTTCTATCAAGGGTAGAAAAGGATCAAGGACAGATTGTATTCTTTGCAATGTCTGTGCCAGATTATGAAATAATGGCATACAATATGCAAGAGTTAAAGAGATATATTCGAGAATTAAAAGAAGTGGTAGTATACTACAGAAAGGTCACAACTCCACAAAAAGAATCTGAAATAAAAGAGAGTAGAAGACCCTCAGTTGGTATTACTAATCCACTTAAAAAAGATGAATAAAACTCAAGCTCGTTTGCTTATTTGCGAAGGATGCGAACAATATTCTAGAGTTAAAGTTTGTAGAGCATGTATGTGTTTTATGCCTTTAAAAGCTAGGGTGAGCGGGGCAAAATGCCCTGAAGAAAAATGGGGAAAGTTATGATGGATATGATGATGAAATGCAAAGATTGGGTTATGGCTCGATTAAGCGAAAGAACGTCTTGGGACGGAATAACAATTATAGGCGGTAGTATTTTAGTAATTATTGGTATGCCAATAATAAAAATGCTAGCTTGGCCAGCTTTAATTTATGGAGTTTATACACTTCTTAAAGAAGAGGGTCATGTATAATGCCTAAAGGACGAGGCACTTACGGTAAGCGTCGTGGACGACCTAAGAAAAAGAAACGCAGTAAAAAGAAATGAGATATTTAGTTTTATTACTATTATTAGCGGCAGGTTCTTGTGATGAACTATTTGCACAGGAAAGAATTCCCTCATCAAATTTTGAAGATGTATTAGATGCTAATACAGCAAACCATCCTAGAACAGGGGTATTATTTATAGATAAAGGAATTTATACTGTTAAATATGATACATCATTAGAACAGCCGTTAGAAGTTTCATACTTGGTTACTAATAGACCAAAAGAGGTTGATAGAAAAGGCATGAACTTTAAAAAAGAAAAAGGAATACATACTTCTGATAATAAAGATTATGTTAATAACATATGGGATAAAGGACACATGGCTCCAGCTGCACACTTTAGTGATAGCAGAGAAAATCTAAGAGCTACTTTTTCCTTTCTTAATTCAGCACTCCAACATGAAAAGCTTAATCGCGGGGCATGGAGATTTTTAGAAGCCGATGTAAGAACTTTAGCAAAAACTAAAGGTGATTTATTAGTTACTAATTATATACTATTTTCACCAAATAGTGAGGTATTACCTACAGGAGCAACTGTTCCAGATGGCTTTATAAAAGAAATCAGAGCAGTTAATGACCCAACATTTGAAGAATGTTATTTCTTTACCAATGAAGCTCCTGATATGCCTTGGAAAGATTATCAGGAAGAGTGTGAATAATGCCAATTAGCAAAGTAAAAGGCGGATGGAAGATAAAAAATACTTCTGGAATCTCTAAGACTAAAAAAGCTGCGAAGCGAAGACTTCGCGCTATTAAACACCGCCAGTCTAAAAAGAGAAAAAGGAAAGGACGCAAAACGCGTAGGAGATAAAAAATGTCAATAAAATTTTTAGGAGCACAAGCAGCTTGTGGTGTTAATGTGGGGGCAGCCTCAACATTTGAAAACGCTACTGAAGTACGGCTTGTGAATACAGGTGCAGCAGAGTACTTAGTCACTATAGCAAATAGTGCAGATGCTACTTTAGCTACATTTACATTAGAAAGTTTAGACAGCATCGTAGTTAGTAAGGGAACTACCGATCAAATATTCGCTGCAAATGCAGCGGTTATTGGTACACCTTGTAATGTTGGAAGATAAATGTTTCCAGATGCAAATAACAATAACTGGCTTCATCAAGTAGGTGAAGTTTGTGCAACAACACTAGAGTTGTTAGAAGAAAAAGCAGATAATGTGGGATACGTCTCACATGCTGATGAAACAATGAAAGAATTATGTATAGGGTATTTATATCTTTTAGGTCTTTGTGATTCTCAAGGTCTTTTATTAGATAAAGACTTACCAGATGCCGTTAAAAGAAATATAACTATACACTAATGTTAGATGTAAGCAGAAAAGATATATTAAGTAATTCTATGATGGAATTTAATCCTATGGATAGATTTATAAAACTACCCATAGATTCATATCTTGATTTATTAGGTACAACACCTAATTCTGCTCAAATAGCTTTAATTAACGCTATAAACAATCCCAAATATAGATTTGTGTGTGCTGCCTTATCTAGGCGGCAAGGTAAAACTTACATAACTAATGTAATTGGACAACTTGTGTCTCTCGTGCCGAACTCACATATACTAATAATGTCACCAAACTATGCTTTATCCCAAATCTCTTTTGATCTGCAAAGACAGCTTATTAAGCACTTTGATTTAGAGGTGGTAAGAGATAATGCAAAAGATAAAGTTATTGAACTATCAAATGGTTCTACAATAAGAATGGGATCAGTTAATCAAGTTGATTCTACTGTCGGACGATCGTACGATTTAATCATTTTTGACGAAGCTGCATTAGCAGACGGCAAAGATGCTTTTAATGTGGCGCTTCGTCCAACACTAGATAAAGAAAACGCTAAGGCAGTATTTATATCTACACCTCGAGGTAGAAATAATTGGTTTGCAGATTTTTATAATAGAGGCTATAGTGAGGAATTTAATGATTGGGCTTCTATAAAAGCTACTTATCATGAAAATCCAAGATTCAGTAAAGAAGATATAGAAGAAGCTAAAAGAGCTATGTCTGCAGCGGAGTTCGCTCAGGAATATCTCGCTGATTTTAATACTTATGAAGGACAGGTTTGGAACTTTGATTTTGAAACTTGTGTGGCTGATTTAAGTCAGTTAGATACTAGTAAAATGGATGTATTTGCAGGACTCGATGTAGGATATAAAGATCCAACAGCACTTTGCGTTATAGCATATAATTGGGAGGAGGAAAAATTTTATCTCGTAAATGAATATCTAAATGCTGAAAGAACCACTGAACAGCACGCATCAGAAATTCAGGTATTAATTGATAAATATAGGATAGATTATATTTATATTGATTCAGCAGCTCAACAAACTAGATTTGATTTTGCTCAGAATTATGATATTTCAACAATTAATGCTAAAAAATCTGTTCTAGACGGAATTGCTCATGCTGCAGCTATAATTGATAACGATAGACTAATTGTAGATCAAAGATGTAGAGAAACATTAGCGTGTGTAGATCAATATCAATGGGATCCAAACCCTAATTTGATGCGAGAAAAACCAAAACATAATATGGCAAGTCATATGGCAGACGCTTTAAGATATGCACTTTATACTTTTGAGACTTCTGCAACAACTTTCTAAGAATAGACCTACGAAAAAATAAATGTTGACAAAAAGGTAAATTTTTGGTATAATTTTTAATAAATAGGATATTATGAATTTAAAAAGAGATTTAATCAAGTACGTGCGGGATAAAGCCAAATCAGGTTATAAAAAAGAGACCCAATGCTATATTTGTGGAGAGACAGAAAAGCTAGAATTTCACCACTTCTATGGAATGACTGAGTTATTAGAAACTTGGTTGAAAGCACATAAAATGACAATAAATTCAGCAGAAGAAATCATGGAAGTTAGAGAAATTTTCATTGAAGAACATCCTAACGAAATTTATAATGAAGCTGCCACACTATGTAAAGCTCATCATATGCGGCTCCATAGTATTTATGGAAAAAGGCCAAAGTTGGTAACAGCACCAAAACAAAAAAGATGGGTAAACAAACAGAGGATTAAACATGGCATGGTATGACAGACTTTTAGGTAGAGAAGCGGAGGAGAAATTAAATCCTGCGCAGTCTTTTATATCTCTAGAAGAAGGAGTTACTTTAGATACTCGTGAAAAGAAAGATAATTATCGATCAGCTTACGAAGAATTAGAAGTAGTTAATCGTGCAGTCAATATGATTGTTGATGATGTTTCTGATATTCCGTATGAAATTGGAGAAAAAATTAAGGGAATCACACCAGTTAGAGAAAATATTCGAAGAAGTCGTGTAGATTTAATACTTAATAAAGAACCCAATCCTTTTCAAGATATTAATGGTTTTAAAAGAAATTTAATCATTGATCTTTTAATAGACGGAAATATATTTGTTTATTTTGATGGAGTACATCTTTATCAATTACCAGCAAATAATGTAAGTATACATAGTCATACTGAAACATACATTGAAAAGTTTGAGTATGACGGTCATATAGACTACACCCCTAAAGAAATTATACATATTAAAGAAAACTCATTTAATTCGATCTATAGGGGTGTACCTAGATTGAAACCAGCTTATCGAACAATGTACTTGTTAGATAATATGAGAAAATTTCAAGATAATTTCTTCAAAAATGGAGCTGTTCCAGGATTAGTACTTAAGAGTCCAAACACTCTTTCTGAAAGAATAAAAGAAAGAATGCTGCAGGCTTGGCAAACTAGATACAATCCTACAAATGGAGGAAAAAGACCTCTTATATTGGATGGTGGTTTAGAAGTAGATGCTTTAACAAAAGTAAACTTTAAAGAGCTAGACTTTCAATCATCTATAACAGCAAATGAAAAAATAATTTTAGAAGCAATGGGTGTACCACCCATTCTTCTCGATGGAGGGAATAATGCTAATATTAGACCAAACCATCGACTTTACTACTTGGAGACAGTTCTCCCAATAGTAAGAAAAATAGGTTATGCCTTTGAGAGATATTTCGGTTTTGAACTAAATGAGAATGTTACAGACATTCCCGCTTTACAACCCGAATTGAGAGATCAAGCTTCTTATTATCAAACTCTTGTAAATTCAGGCATAATGTCACCAAACGAAGCAAGGGACGCTTTAAATCTAGAAGCAATGGATGGTTATGATGATTTAAGAGTTCCAGCAAATATTGCGGGTAGTGCAGCAAACCCCGAAGAAGGTGGGAGACCACCCCAAACAGAGGAAGAAGAAAATGGCGAATAAAAAAGCAGTACTTTTAACTTTGGCAGAGTATTTTGCCAAGAAGGGAATGATGAATCCCGCTGAATACAAAGCAGCCGCAGATGCACCTATAAGATTAGTAGTTGCAAAAAGACCTTTTGGGTCTTGGGCAAGGATGCAGGCTATGATTAAAGCTAATCACCCAGATTTATGGGCAAAAGCTACAACACCAGCAGCACCAGCACCTAAAGCAACACCTAAACCTAAGGTAGCACCTAAAGCTAAAGCAGCCGCTCCTAAAGCGGCTAAAAAGTAGGTAGTTACTATGGAGAAAATTTTTCATTGGACTAACACTTTTAAAACTCTCGGAGAGGATGATGACGGTGGAGTAAATATTCGTGGTTTAGCGAGTACTAACTCTGTAGATCGTGTCGGAGATGTAATTACTCATGATGCATGGACAAAATCTGGTGGTTTGGATAATTTCAAAAACAACCCAATAATTTTGTTTAATCATAATTATGATAAACCTATTGGTAAAGCCACTTCAATGGATGTTACTAATAGCGGTCTCGAACTTGGAGCTAGAATCTCTAAGTCTGCGGGAGAAATAAAAGATTTAATTAAAGATGGTGTTCTTGGAGCCTTTTCCGTTGGTTTTAGAGTCAAGGATGCCGATTATAACGAAGAAACTGACGGATTTGAGATAAAAGACGCCGAACTTTTTGAAGTATCAGTGGTTAGTGTTCCAGCTAATCAAACTGCTACTTTCTCTCTTGCGAAATCTTTTGATTCAATGGAAGAATACCAAGAGTTCAAAAATCTTTTCAAAATTAATAAAGAGGCTAATCAATTTAATAAAATTGAGACGCCACAAGCGACGGATAAAACCGTTTCACAGGAGAAACCTATGTCTACTGACAATGATACTCCTAACGCTAATGTTGACTTAAAAGCATATGCAGAAGAAGTGGCTAAAGCAACTGCTGCTAAAATTGCAATGCAACAAGCTGAAACAAAAGCTAAGGAGAAAGCAGAGGCAGAAGAAGCAGCTGAGCTACAAGCTCAAGAAAGTGCTGCTATTGAAGCTGAGCAAGCAAAAGTCAAAGCGATAGTAGAAGTCGGAATGGAAGGCGCTGAGCGTCTTACTAAAGACTTAGAGGATCGTGTTTCAACAAAACATGAAGACCTCGAAAAAGTCGTCGATGAACTTAAGGCTGATCTTACCGAAAAGAAACAAGAAATCGAAGCAATTCGTGAATCTAAAAGAGTTTTCGGAAGAGAAAGCACTTCTGACTGGACAAAAGCCTATGAAGAGGACATCAATGATGCCTGGACTATGGGCCTTGCGACAGGCAAAGGTTGGAACACGAAACTTGCTAATGAAGTTGTAGAAAAAGTTAACGCACATTCAGGCGTTGGCGTTTCATCTGCAGATTTCGAGCAAACCGTATCAACCAATGTTGAAAGGGATATACAATTACAACTAGTAATGGCACCTCTATTTAGAGAAATCCCTATGCAGTCAGCAACTCAAATCATACCAATTTTACCTGATGCTGGTTACGCTGAATTTGCTTCAGCTCAAACAGCAGGTGGATCATCTCCACATGGTAACTTAGCTCAAAGAGGTGATACTTATGGTACGCCTTGGGGTGGTATTGATATGACTGAAAGAACTCTTTCAACCAAAAAACTAATTTCACAATCTTACTTAGGTAATGAAACTGAAGAAGATGCAATTCTACCGATTCTTCCTTTAATTAGGGAGTCAATCATTAGATCTCATGCAAGAGCTATGGAAAATGCTGTCCTTTTGGGTAACAACGCTGATGGTGCCTTTGGTACTTCAGGCGCGTCTTTTGACGGTCTATGGCATTTGGCTGAAGCTGACAGTGATGTCACTCAATCAGGTACTGCATTTGCTTCTGACACAGTTACAGCTGCCGAACTATTGGCACTAAGAAAGAATATGGGCAAATATGGTATAAATCCATCTGATGTTATTTATATCGTTTCTTCTACAGTTTATTACAACTTGCTAGAAGATGCTGAATTCCAAGATGTGAATCTAGTTGGCGATATGGCAACTAAGTTAAATGGAGAAATCGGACAGGTATTTGGTACTAAAGTTATAGTATCTGATGAATACCCAACAGCAGCAGTCAATATGCCTGCAGCTATGTGCGTATATCCAAAGAACTACGTAATGCCTAGACTACGAGGTATAACTATCGAGTCTGATTACGAAGTTGCTAATCAACGCAGAGTACTTGTTGCTTCACAAAGAATTGGCTTCACCGATATGATCGATGGCGCTACTTCCAAGTGGGCTTACCAGTATAAAGGAAGCTAAAAGCTAATGATTTTTATGAGGGTGGCCTCTTTGTTTACAGCCGCCCTCATGATTATCTAAGAGGAAAATTATGGCAAATTTAGTAACATTACAGCAATATAAAGATTTCGCGGGATTACAAGGCGTAAAAACTGACGCTCGCATTAATGTTATTATACCTCAAGTTACTAAAGTTGTTAAAAATTACTGTGGTAGTTCAATCGTTGACTACTATAGTACAAACAAAACAGAATATTTCGATATTTTAGACGATAGAACAAGTAGAATTATGTTAGATGAAAGTCCGGTTGTTTCCGTAGTTTCAGTAGCTGAAAGAGAAAGTCAAGCAGATTCTTACATTACCCTAATTACAGCAAATTCTGATAGTAGTGGTAAATATGAATATATAGTTGATACTAATACTGATAGCATAATTCGTACTAATGATAGTACTACAAAATACTTTCCGAGAGGATGGCAGGCAGTTAAAGTAATATACAAAGCAGGCTATAGTGCAACACCAGAAGACTTAAAACTTGCAGTATTTGATTTAATTAAATACTATTTAAAAGATGAGAGGAAAGCCCGTATGCAAATAGCTGGCGCTATGGTCGAGAATCAGGTCTCCTCTAGTATTAGAGGTAATACCGGCTTTCCAGACCATATAAAAAGAATTTTAGATTTTTATAAGGTTTATAAGTAATGGCTTTAGGACAACTTAAAAAAGAACTCAAAGCTGTTATAGATAGTCCAGATAGCTATGAAATTGTAGTTAGATTATTAGGAGGAAATGCTCCGGGATTTAATGGTAAATACCATTTTATGGAAATATTTCCCAGTCAATTTGCTCAAAAAATGCATTTAGCAGTAAGAGATGCTTTAAGAATTCATTTTTCAAATCAACCGGGAGTATATGAAAAATACTTAATTCAACATAAACAGAAATTAAGTACAGATACCTTTGTAACGGCAATTCGTGATGTAATAAATAGCTTTAGTCAAGCACATATAGCTCCCGGTAATAGTACTAGATTTTATAGTAGTAATAGATGTCGCGGTATGTATTTAGATAGTCAGAAAGGCGCAACATTTTTAGTTTATCCCGGTTCAAATATTTATAAGAGAGGAGCTAGGTTTAGAAAAGAGGTTTTTAAACAATGGAAAGCTAATACTGGACATGGAACACTTCAAAGTGTATCAACAAAAAATCGAGATTTAGATGTAGCACATGATCCAAGTACTTCAGTTTGGATAGCTATGGTAGAATTAAGAGCTGAGCAAGTACAAGCAGAGCTTAATATTAAGACTACAGAATTTGACTTAGCACAAGCAGTTTTAGAAAATATAGGAGTTACCTGGGAAGAAGAAGTAGTTGATAATGCTCAAACCATAGGTCAGAAAAGAATAATAAAGGTTGCTTTAGGACCTGATAATATTAAACAGCTTTTAGATGCGGGTGGTGCAGATACGATTCTAAAAGGAATAACAAAGACACAAAAAGACATTTTCTTTGATAAATTTTGGTATATGCACCCTATTAAAGCTTTTAAAGCAATGGCGAGCGTACCTTTTAGAGAACAAGCAGCTGCACAAGCACAATATGAAGCTTTAAGACTGATTATGAAAAAAGGTAAAAAAGCTGGTTATAAAGTAAAAGCAAAAAAAGTTGCAAAACCAAAAAGAAAAAATAGAAGTGGTAAACTTAAACAGTCAAAAGTAAGAACAAAAGTAAAGACAAGACAAATAAGTATACCAAAAAAGATTAGTATAACAGCGGCTACAGAAAAAGGTGAAGGAAAACAAGCAGATACAAAAACAGTAGCAGAGCTTAATAAACTTAGAAATGAAATAAATAAGGGACTAACACAAGAAGTCATAAGACGTATGGGACGTGGTGGCACCCTTAGAAATCGAACAGGTAGATTTGCGAGTTCAGCAAAACTTATAAGTCTACATGAAGCTAGAAAAACAATCGTGGCAAAGTATACGTACTTATTAAGTCCATACGAAACTTTTGAAAATACAGGGTTTTATAGGTGGCCATTAGCGTATAATCCTAAACCGCTAATTGCCAAAAGTATAAGAACTTTAGCAAAGAAACGAATGGAAACAAAATTAACAGTTAGGAGAGTTTAGTGTCAACATATAGAACGGAAAGAAAAAAGATAGTTGACGCTTATGTAGATGAGCTCAAAACTAAAATTAATGGAACAAGCCCCTATAATTCGAATCTTTTTAATAATGTAGAGGGGCATACAGTTTTTATTGATCAGATATCGCAATATCCTAAGGTATGTGTAGTAGCTGGTGATGAAACAAGGGAATATCAACCCTCCGGTTTTAAATGGAGATATTTAAGTCTAGAAATCCGAGCATATGTCGAGGATGAAGAAGATCCCCAAGAAGAACTAGCTCTTTTATTAGAGGATATTGAAAGAGTGATTGATAACAATGATATTTTGACTTACGATGATACTGTAAGTCCAAATTTAAAAACAACTTCCTCAACTATAATGACTATTTCAACAGATGAAGGTGTATTAACACCCTTAGGTCTTGGAGAAATAACATTACAAGTAAGGTATTAAAAATAGAAATTACAAACGGATAAAAATCCAGTTTAGTACTTTCAAAGACAAGATAGGAGAAAAGCAATGGCTTTAAATCTTTCAAGAAATACGAAAGTATTTGTAAGCTCCGTAAACGGAGCAACTGCTACAGGAGCAATTTTAACAGCTCATGTAACTACTGCAGGTGCTGGCTTTGAAGTAGGAAATGTTGTAACCTTTGCGTCAGGAACTGCAAAAGTGATTGTTACTGGCGTTGATGGAAGTGGCGGAGTTACTACCTTCGTTATACCTAATAATTTTAGGGGCTCAGGGTTCAGTGAAGATGGCACAATAACAAGTGCTTCAGCAACTGTTTCTGTAACTAATTCAACAAATGCGCCAATTACAACTAACTGTGTAATAACCATTGATTCTGTAACTACTGCTACTACTACTCAAGATGGTACAAGGACCGGAACAGGTCTATTCAAAGGCAATGAAGAAGATGCCAACTGCTTTAGAATGGGTGTATTAGATGGATACAGCTTCTCACAAGGGAGTGAATCTACTGATGTAACTATTACGGAAGCAGGTGCTGCACCTAATCGTGGATCTAAACGATTCAACGATGCATTACCTCCAGTAGAGTGGTCATTTGGAACTTATGTTCGACCATTTTTACACGGAGCAGCAAGTTTTAGAGAAAATCTAGATAATGATGCTTGCGAAAACATAATGTGGGCAGCTCTAACAGGAACCCAATTACCTAGTGATAATAAAGCACTTTCAGGTTGTGGTGTAGAAATTGATGCAGGGGCTACTGGTTCAGTAGTAAAATTTGATCAATCTGATGTCCATGAATTATTAAAACTTAATATATTCTTTGCATTAGAAAATACAACTTATAGGTTGAATGATGCTCAAGTTAACTCTGCAGAAATTGATTTTTCAATTGATGGTATAGCACAGATCACATGGTCTGGAAATGCAACCACTATTGATCAGGTAACAGCTGCAAGCGGTGAAGATCCTTCAAAATATTTAACTATGACTGCAACTGAAGAAGCTGCAGGAGCAGGAAACTCATCTGCATATGCTGAACATTTAAATTATGTTGATACTACAGGTCCACAAGATGCTGATTATTTAAGAAATAAGTTATCAACCCTAACTTTAGCTCATGCTAAAAATGCTTCAGGTATTTTAGAGGTTGATGCAACTAGCTCAACAACAACATATGATATTAATATTACTGGCGGTAGTGTAACTATCGAAAATAATATTACTTATGTAACACCAGAAACTTTAGGTATTGTTGATAAACCAATTGGATCTTTTACAGGTTCTAGGTCTATCAGTGGATCATTAACTATGTATCTCGATACAAAAGCTAATGGTTCAAATGTACTTTTAACTGATTTAACATCAGCAACTGACTTAGTAACAAACGCTTTCGATATGAGTTTATTCATGGGCGGTGCATCAGCACCAAACGTTGGATTTGACATACCAAGAGCACACCTTTCAATACCAACTATTGAAGTAGGAGATCTAATCTCAACTACAGTAGAGTTTATGGCTCACGGTAGTACTTTATTAGAAGGCGATGAAATGACAGTTAAATACTTAGGATCTACTTCTCATAGCCAAGCAGGTTATTTAAGTACTAGTTCCCAAGCAGTTTAAATAGACAATAATGTCTTATAGTTTTCTTCGTGAGAGTAAACTATACATAGAGTATAGCGGAACCAAATATAGAATATATACTAGTTCCGCTATCTCTTTCAACCAAACATTTGCGGAAGATTCGTATTCAGTAAAAACTTTACACGATCAATCAAAAATGTTTGAAGGCTCAATAATAAATAAAGCAAATCCTGCTTCGTTTAGTTTTGAAGTCCCTTTAACCATAGAGAAAGATGAATCTATTATGTTAGATTTAGCTTTAGATTTAGTTGCTACCGCAGATTCTGATATAGAAGATCAGCAACTAAATTCATTTGATATATATGTGCAAACAGGAAGCAGCACATTTAAACTAGAAGGTGCGGTAATTACATCAGCTACTATGGATTTTTTACCAGAAAATCCAATTACATTAAGAGTTGAGGGAGAAGGAAAAAAACTAACACGACCAGGAGATGAGTCTTTTAATCTCGGAACGATTCGATCTGAATCTTCCACAAGAACACCTCTCTTAGTCTACCCTACTATTTCAGTAGATAGCTTAAGTATGAATAATATACTTTCTGCTAATATATCAATTCAAAATGATATAACGTGGACTCCTTATGAAACTCTTACAGCGAGTTTGACCTCTAGTGATGCAATGTTTCCAAATAGATATACTTTGGGAAAACGTATTGTTTCGGGAGAAATACGTCAATACCAAACTGACAATAATGTCACACAATTTGACGATTTTAGTACTAGCGCTAATTTAGCTATTACTGCGAAAAATGTAGCTGATAATGATCCTTTCTTAGAGGTCACTATTAATCCAGCAACATATACAGCTAGGATGCAACCAGAAGAAGTTTATACACAGAGTTATGACTTTCGCTCAATAGAAAATACAGCACTAAATACTCAAATCGCTTATTCCTAGGAGAAAATAAATGGAACTAAAATCCCTATTAGTGGATAGTAAAACCACATGGGTAGAGTTTCCAGGCCTCGATGGATTTGAAGTTGAACTTGCGAACCTCTCCCGAAAAGAACTGATTGCA